GACTTATGAAATGCTTTTTTGATTTCAGATACGCCCACAACATCAATCACTTCTGCAAAGGTTTCTCCATCGGAGTTTTCTATTGTGATAGAATCACTCATAAAATTAAGAATCTTCTTTATTATTTAGTATTCCTTGTTTTAACATCTTTGAGAGTTCAGATGTTGAACCTACGAAGAGTGCGTTATTAGTTACGTTATTAGTTGTTTGTTTCTTATCTTCGTCTACTTCTTTAACTTTCTTTTGAAGATCCATTAATTTATCAGTTGTATCTGCAACTGATTTTATAATTTGCCCTGCAACTTCATATGCTCTGGCACTGCCACCTTCACCTGCAACTTCTAAAATACCATTGAGTGCTTCTTGACCCTTTTCAACTAACGAATATAAATTTGCACGAGTGTAATCATAGTCTTTCTTGACATCATCCTTGGTAGATTCTACTTTTTGTGGTTTACTTGTGGGAGTAACATCAATAGCACTACTTGTGTTTAACGCTTTATCAATTGAGTCATAGTTAGTCATGGTATTCATCCAATGTCTCTCTGTTGGGTTGGACTATATGATTTAGAATCTTGTAATACGTCAAGATTACCATTAAATCCAAAATCATCATCAGGTTCAACAAGTAAATCGTCAGCTGCTGTTAATACGTCAATTGATGCTGGTGCAACATGTGTTGCAGCAATGCTTTGATATCCTCTGAATACTGTAATTGTATTCGCATCAACGATTTCCTTAATCTTCATGATTTCTTTATCTATAATAATTCTCATACCAGTAGATAAAGCAGAAGTTGAAGTGACATCAAATCTGGTCTTAGTTTTACTCAAATCAGTCTTCAATTCAGCAGTATTATCATCATTATAATCTTTAAGTGCTTGAGGAGTTGCAGTGTATCTTAACTCTCTCCTTGCATTCTCAGTGTCAACAGATGCATGATAATCCACTTGAACTTTCTTGATAAGACCCTCACTAGAGTCAGATACAGGACCGAAGAGATATGTTTTAGCAGTAAAGTTTAATGTGTATATAAGTGCTCTTCTTGTCGCAAAATCTCCTTCATAGTCATCTTGAAATGAAATATTATCTAGCACGATTGGAACATCTCTCTTTTCTCCAATTACACTTACCAAATCAATAGTGACATTAAATGATGGTTGAAAATATGGTAGTATCTGTTCGATTATCTGTAATGCATCATCATTTAATTTGACAAGAATGTTTAATTCAAATCCAAGATTATACGGAACTGGCATGAATACTTTTCTTACATTGCTTCCATCCATTCCTTTAAATGTTTGAGTTATTCCACCCTTCCTTGTTGCATCATAAGCAATATTTGTTGTTTCAAATGACATACGTGGTAATGTGATTTGAACTGCACGATTCAAATCTGCTTGTTGCTCTAATCTTGCTAAGAATTTTTGCATAGGTCCATAAGCAAGAGGAACTCTCATGTCACTCGTTTCTTTTCCTGCACCATCTCGATGACGAATATGAATATCATTAAAGATTGTACCAAAAGCAATTATGGTTTTTCTGAGTATTTCGTGGTAATAGTATTGTCCTAACATTAGAATGTACCGAATGGATTACCTTCTGAGAAATCAAGTATATCATCTGCTTCAGTTTCGATGATTTCATTTGACTCAAAGGTTGTGTCTTGATTTTCTTCACTAAAGAAATCTAAAGCATAATTAGAAAATACTGTAGATCCAAAGGAAATAGAAGTTGTAACACCAGTAGTATTTAACGATAATATACTTATATTAATTGTACCTGCACCAATACTTGTAACAGTTGCACCAGTGCCTATAACAATAGTCTGTCCAAATTTAACCTGATCTAGTTCTTGATTTAAACTAATATTGGATGTGTTAATACCAGTTATTAAAGTGGTAGTTACACCAATAGTTCCTGTGATAATTGAATTTGAACTAAAGAATGTTGTCTCAGTTGCTTGAATAATTTCACCAGGTAAGAATGCTTTTGTAGTTGTTCCTATACCAACATTTGATATTTTAAGTATCTTAGTATCAGTATCCCATTCCTTAACTCTTGCCTCAACACCAGATGAAAGTCCTTTAACAACTTCACCTCGTGTAAAGTTACCAACACCATTGATTAATGATGGATTTGCAATTGTTACTGTTGGTGCAGCAGTGTATCCAGCACCTGCATTTCTGATTGTAATATCTGATATCGTATTATCTGCAAGAAGATTAGCCTCTGCAACAGCTGGTATGGTATTATTTCCCGTGATTGTTACTGTTGGTTTTGAACCATATCCAGCGCCATTATTTGACATGGTAAAGTCAACAATACCAAAGTTTGTTAATTCTACAGCAGCAGTTGCTGCTGCACCTACACCTCCACCACCTGTAATAGACACTAATGGTGCTTCTGTGTAACCTATACCTGAATGTGTTAATTCAATTCTCTCTATTGAGAATACACCACCTCTTGTTGTTGTTATTGCAACAGCAGTTGCGTTTATATTACCTGCACCAAATGGAGCAGTAGAAATAGCAACAGTAGGAGTGCTTGTATATCCACTACCATCATCATTTAATACAATTTGACGAATATATCCTTTATTACTCACATTTAATTGTGCATTTACAGTTGCAGTAGCACCAACTCCTATTAATTGAAGTGTGGATATGTAACCTAAATCCTCAAGTTGCGAATCAATCTCTTCGATATCAGTATCAAATACCTCATCTTCATATTCAAATAATTCACATTTGAGTTGATATACATAATTTTTTCCTAATTGATAGAAAGGTTCTTCATGTTCTACAAATTTAACTTCAAATAATCTTGATCCTAGTGGAAAGAATATAACATCACCTTCACGAGGTCTTGTTGCTAATTCATAATCATCATCAGAATTTAAAAATGGTGATATAAAATCTTCAAATCTTTCTCTTGATATTGTAAGAGTAAGTTCATCTCTTAAACTCACACCAAATTTAGTCATGATGTCCCCTTGACCACCATAACCCTCATATGTGTTCACATATGCTTCTAATAAAAAATTATCATCAAAAGCAGATGATTGTACTTCTTTAATTATTGTTTGTTTTCTTACAAATTTTCTTGGAATATAAGTGACTTCAACACCATAAATTTGAAGTTGTTCATTTATTAAATCTTGAACAAGTCTTTGTTCACTTTGAGATCCTTGTAGAAAAAAGGGATTTAATGCCATTGATCATTACCCTATAAAATCGAGAGGAGGTAACTCATATTCGAGCATCATCTTCTCTTTAATTCTTTCTAAATCTTTTTCTGCATCATCATATATTTCTCTACCATTGAGTTCTAAACCACCTGGTAATTTAACTCCTCTAAACTTAATTAAATTTTGTCCCCACTGTCTTTTAATTAAAGCAGTTAAATAAAGTTTGACAAAGTAATCATTATAAACCTGTGTAAAGTTATCAGGATCTAATGCTCTGTGACAATCTAAAATTAAGAAATTACCTGCTAATTGTGCTCCCCAATCAATATCTAAGTATAATCTGTCTTGTCTCTTATTAAATCTAACTTGTGCTTCTGGTGTAAGTAAGAAATCTATATCCTCAAGACGAGTTTTTGTCATGCTATATTGAAGAAGTTCAACAGAGTTAAAATAATACAAATCATTTAGAAATAACTGATATTTAATACTAAACATGCTACCAGATATTGAACTAGTATCAAATTTAAATATTTTGTTTACACCTACAACAGATTCAGGTATTTGTAAAAAATTTGAGTTTTCGTAAAATGTTGTTGTGGTTGTTCCATAACCAGGTATATTTGTTGATGTTGCTGTAGTAGTTACTATTCCTACACCCGTTTTACTATTAATAGTAGTTTCACCAGGAATATCAACTCCCATTCCTCTATCAATATCACCTTGAGTGATTTCATATTTAAGATACATTCTTTCAACACCGTCAAAGTGTCTTTCATTGAAAAGTTGTATCGCATCATCAACCAAATCATCAACTTGATCATCATCAACGTTTATCTCCAAGACAGGAGCACCCAACTTCCTAAAACAGTAGTCAATTAATTGTTGTCTAGTTGCTGGTTTTGCCATCTTCTTCTTCTATCTCTGCTAAT